GTCGACCCGCGAGCCCTCCACCGTGATGTCGCGCTCCTTGCAGAGCGCGAGCAGCTTCTTCTTGCCGAGCTTCTCGAAGCCCTCGGGCAGCCAGCGCTGCTCGACGGCGGGCTCGACGGCCTCGTCGACGGGAGCCTCCTCGGCGAGCTTCGGGGCGGCCTCCAGCGCCTCCCCGCCCATGTCGGGCTCGTCCATGCCCTCCATGGCCGGCTCGGGCTCGTGGAGGTCTCCGGGGGCGTCGTAGTCGGCCTCCGGGGCGTCGTAGGACTCCGCGGGCTCCTCCGGGGCGTCCATGGGCTCCTCGGCGGGCTCCTGGGCCTCCGGGGCGTCCTCGCCGAACGCCTCCTCGGCGGGGTTGGGCTCCTCGGCCGCCGGCTCGTCCATGGGCTCCTCGACCTGCGAGGGATCCTCGTGGCTGCCGTCGTCCTCGGGGTTGTCGATGACGTCGTCGTCCGGCTCGTCGTCCGGCGCGAGCTTCACGATGGGCCCGGGCGGCGTCTCGCCGCGGTAGACGGCCGCGATGGCGCGCAGCTCGTCGGGATCGACGAACGTGTCGGCGGAGTGCTGCACGAGCAGCGTCCCGCGCTTCACGCGGTCGATGATCTCGTCGAGATGGCCGACGATGAACTCGACGGTCACCGGAACCCGCCGGTTCGGCCGGATCGGCAGCGAGCCGATCAGGAACGACTTCTCGGCGAAGCGATGCGACCGGCGCACGGTCTTGGTGGACGGGTGATGGCCGGCCCCGAGGAGGTGGAGCTGCCGGGGGAGCGTGTTCTGCGAGCTGTCCATGGTTCGATCTCCTTGATGCACAGAAGGGGCACCGGCAGTGCCGATGCCCCTCCGGTGGCTGGGTCCAGTCGGGAGCCTTCCGCGGGGCGATCAGCCGATGCTGACCACCTGCGGGAAGAACTGGCGGTTGCCCGCCCGGTTGTTCGGCCGGCCGAGATCCTCCTCCGCCACCGGGGTGACCGAGCCGAGGATGCCGTCCGCGTTCGTCGTCGGGTTCGCGTCGCCGGAGTACAGCTCCAGCTTGCGGACCGACGCGATGTTGATGATCGACATGCCGATGTCCTTCCAGGCGACGAACTTCAGCATGTTGATGTACTTGTCGATGTAGAACTTCACGTTGTTGAGCACGTAGAACTTCCCGAGGAAGTCCGAGCTCGTGAAGCAGTACACGTTGCCGGGACGGAGGATGTCCGTCTTGATCGTCCGGACGTAGCGCTTGCCGAGGAGGAGGTTGTACTTCCACCCCTGCACCGCCGTCTCGGACTGGAGCTTGTCGCCCTGGTCCTCGACGGTCCACGCCAGGATGTCGTCCCAGTCGACCGTCGTGATCAGGATGAGGTTGCTCTCCAGGCGGTTGCCGTCGAGCAGCTTGATGAGCCGGATGATGTCCGGCCGCTGGATCGGCAGCGAGACCGCCGTGTTGCTGGCCGCGATGCGCGCCAGCTCGCCCTTCGTCGCCGAGAACTCGACGACCGAGCCGGCGCCGACCGTAGTCGCGTTGAGCGCCGTCGGGGTGCCGCCGTTCGCCTCGGTCTGGAGCGCCTGGATGGCGGCCTCGATGTGGATGAGGAACTCGCGGTCCTGCACCTCGCCGAGGTCGCGCACGGCGTTCTGCTCGATCACCTTCCCGATCGGGAAGGCGTACGCGAGGAACTCCTGCTCCGGCTTCTGGAACATGTCGCTCATCACGGTGATGAACGGCACCTCGACCTTCTCGCCGCGGATGAAGTTCGCGCGGGGCTCGCCGCGGAACGTCACCGTCATCGCGCGCGAGCGCGGCTCCAGGTACTCGATCTTCACGAGCGAGTCGTGCTGGGTCGAGACCTGGCACTGCGAGCGGTCGACGTTCTCCGGCGGGAGCACCTGCTCGGCGAACGACGACTCGCGCAGGCGGTCGCGGATGTAGCCTCCGAACTTCGCTGCGATCTTGGTCTTCGCGGCGGGGTCGGAGAGCTGGTTGAGGAGCATCTCCTTGTGGCTGGCCATGGTCTGGTTCTCCTTCGTGGATCTCGTTGAGGGTCTGCGTCCGATGAGGGGGATCAGACCAGGGTCTGGAGGATGCGGAGGAGGCCGTTGTTCAGGGCCGCCACGCGCGTGACGTAGCCGAGGACGACGCCGCCGGCGCTGGCGACGAGGCCGGCGCGGTTGACGCTGCCCGAGAGGCTGTTGTTGACGACGCCTGCCTGCACCGCCGCGCCGACCGTGGTCAGCCCGGTGTTGTAGACGATGGTGTCGCACTCGAAGGCGCCGCCGCCCATGATCGCGCTGAGCTTGCGCGACGCCTGGACGCCGTAGTCGCCCCGGTCTTCGACCGAGAAGAACGACGGCTGCGTGAAGGTCGCGGCCCGGATCCACTTGTAGGTGGAGTCGAGCTGGACCAGCTCGCCGGCGATGAGGGCGACCACCGCTCCACCGGCGCCGGTCGGGTCGAGGAGGCGCACGTCGGCGACCTCCAGGGGCTTGCGGACGAGGCGGTCCAGGGTGGGCTGGATGACCTCGAACTTGCGATCGTAGCTGGCCATGATTCAGATCTCCTTGTTGACGGTCTCTCTGCTGTTCAGGTCATCCCGGCTCAGGTGAGAGCCGCCTGACTCTCGATGAAGACCTCCAGCTCGTCGACGTCCGAGGAACCCCCGGACGGCTCGTAGCCGGACGACGCGATCTTGCTGCCCGAGTCGGTCTCCGCGACCTTCCCGAGCCGCACGCCGCCGGCGGCCATCTCGACCGCCTGCTCCATCGTCGCGAGCTTGTCGAGAGGGACCTCCATGAGCTGCGCGATCTTGTCCTCGAAGGACAGGTTCGTGTGCAGCCCGCGGATCTCCATCCGACGTGCGAGCTTCATGACGCGGTTCTCGTGCTCCGCGGCCTCCGCTCGCTTCACCAGCTCGACGTTCTTCCCGGCGAGCTTGACGAGGTGCTGCGAGGCCGCCTGCATGATGCCGGGCACCTCGTGCGCCACCTTCTCCATGTTGCTCATGTTCGTCTGTCTCCTTCCGGGAAGTTCAGCTCAGGAGAGCCTCGGGGTCCACCCCGATCTTGGCCTTGATCGCCTTGATGGCCTGGGCGGCCTTCTCGCGCTCCTGGGGCAGCGCCTCGGGATCGCCGGCGGTCTTGACGAGCTTCGAGAGGTAGGCGCGGCCGACCGCGGGGTCCATCGACGCCTTCTTCTCGGTGGTGGGGGTCGTGGGAGCCGGGGCCGCCGCGGGCTGCGCCGACGCGGTCTTGCGCGCGCCGGGAAGCACGAGGTGGCTCAGCTTCTGGCCGTCGGTCCGCAGCATGTGCGCGCCGACCGCGTTGTCCTTCTTGGGCGGCTCGCTGATGTACTGCGAGGCCTCGCGCGTGGTCTTGTCGCGCGCCTCGCTCTTCGTCAGCGAGATCAGCGCGGCGTTGTCGCCGATGTGCGTGGACGGGCCGGGCTCGGTGTCGAGCTTGAACGACTCGCTGTGGGCCGGCATGACCGGCGGGGGCGAGGAGGGGTCCTGCGCGAGCTTCGCCTGCTCGGCCCGGACCTCGTCGAGCAGCTTCTCGGCCGCCGCGATCTGGCCCAGCTCGATGAGCGTCTCGGCCTGCGCCGTCTTCGCGCGCATGAGGCGGATCGAGGCCGTCTTCGACTTCGTCCACGCCTCGTCGGCGGCGGTCTTGCCGGGGTGGTTCTTCGCGCGGCCCGACTGGTCGTTGGGCGACGTGAAGTCCGCCTTCGAGGTCGGCAGGCCGTTCGGGCCGGCGTTGGTCGCCGGACCCGAGATCGTCTCCTTGACCTTCGAGTGCGCCTTCGGGATCGTGGGGGCGTGCTGCATCCCGCTCTGGTGGACCTGCGGTCCGGGAGCGCCGAGCGCGGTGCCGTCGGACGCGAGCTTCGCGGCGACGATGTTCGAGCCGAGCGTCAGGGCCTCCGCGAGCTTCATCGCGTAGTCGGCGTCTTCCACGATCTCGTGGACGGACGCCTTCTTCTCCGGCTCCTTCTTCTCGTCCTTCTTCGGAGGACGGCGATCGTCCTCGTCCTCGTCGTCCGAGGCGAGCTTCGGCGTCGAGGTCGGCAGGGCCAGCTCCGCGTCGAGGAAGGCCAGCGAGCTTCCCTCGACGGCCGGCGCCGCGTCACGGGCCGAAGCGAGCTTGAGGCTGCTCTCCGACTGGGAGAGCGCGTTGTTCACGATGTCGGCGAGGGTCGTCATGGTTTCCTCACATCACGGGTGGTGGGCTGAGAGCCTTCTGGTTGGAGATCGTGTGGGGGGCAGTGGTGGCTGCGGGCGGGTTGGGCTGCGCGTACTCCTGGCGGTCCTTCCCGACCGGCGTCCGCCGCCGGACGTCGCTCATCCCGGCCGGACGCTGGGCTGCCTGGGCTTCCTTGAGCCAGGTTTCCAGCATCAGGACGGGATGAGCTTCGCGCCGCACGATCACTCCTGGGCGAGGTAGCCCGCCTCCTTCATGAACTCGACCGCGCGCTCGGCGATCTCGTCCTCGGTCCAGCCGTCCGCGTCGGCGGTGGGCTCGGCCGGGACGTGCGCCTCGGCGAGCTTCTCGCCGGTGGAGGGATCGAAGCCCATCTCGCGGACCATCTCGGCCGCGATCTGGAGCGCCGCCTCGTCGAGGCTCTCCTTCGAGCGCCCCGCCGCGTAGCCCGCGCCCGCCGCGCCCGCGGCACCGGCCGCGCCGGCCGCCGTGGCACCGCGACCGACCGCGGTGCGCGCACGGCTGAGGCGATCCTTCGCGGGGCCCTCCATGCGCTTCGCGACGGCGTGGGTCAGGCCCTTGGGCATGCCCTTGCCGAGGCGCTCGTGGAACTCGCGCTCGCCCTTGGCGGCCGAGGACGCGGCGCCGCGGACCTTCTCGCCCGCGCGGACGGCGTGCCCGACGCCCTTGCCGAGCATCTTCTTCGCCTTGTCCTTCGCGCCGTGGAGCGCGGCACGGACGGCGCCGGCGGCCTCCTTCTTGCCCTCCTCGCCCTCCTTCTCCTTGCGCTCCTTCTCCTTCTTCTCGGCCTCGTCCTCCGCCTCCTTGAGGCGATCGAGGAAGCCGTCGGCCATGCGCTGGCCCTGCGCGTAGGCCTCGGCGAGCTTCGCCTCCTCGGCCTCCTTCGCCTGGCCGTACTCGGGGTCGGCCATCTGCTCGGCGAGGCTGGCGAACGCCTCGTGGTACTCCTCGCGGGAGACCTTCGAGAGATCGATGCCCTCGGCGGCGGCGATCTTGCTCAGCTCGACCGCCACGTCGGCGTAGGTCGGCTCGTTGGGGAGGGGCTGGGTCTCGGTGCTCATGGCGCTGGCTTCCTTCCGGGTCTCCTGGGTGGTCTGTGCGTTCGGACCCTCGGGGCGGAGAAGATCCCTGACGAGGTCCGCCACGTCCGCGTCCGAGAGGGCGTTCAGATCGACGCCCTCCTCCTCGGCGAGCTTCTGGAGGACGTGGCCCGCGTTGGCGAGATCGACGTCCAGGTCGCCCGAGGAGGTTCCCTGGACGTCCAGGTCGAAGATGTCGGTTTCGCGATCCATGGTGTGTCTTCCTTCTTGGCGGGGATCCTGCGTCATCGGTTGCCCGGAGCTACCTCAGCGGATCAGAGCACCCCTCGTGCAGCCGTGACGACAGAGCGCGCAGCTTGGACCAGGCCTCCGGCCTTGTCGATGGCCATGGCGGCTCGCAGACCGGCGCCGATCGTCGTGATGGTCACGAAGCTCGGATTGTCGGCGACGAACGAAGCCATGGTACCGATCTGCTGCCCTTCTTCACGCCTGCTACGCAGGTGCGACGAAAGCAAAGATATCACGGGCCCCAGACCGAGGAGAAGAGCGGCCAGGCCGATCCCCTTCCCGCCCATCTTGGCGACCGTCTGGGCACCCAGGAACTCGGCGCTCTTCGGGAAGAGATCCCCGGCGTTCTCCAGCGTAGAGATCCGGTAGCCGTTGTACTGGGACGCCAGCTTGTCGAGGAGTTCCGTGCGGATCGGCATCGCAGGTGCGGACGCCGTCTTCGGCTCGAAGCTGGTCAGGCGCTCGGTCAGGAAGGGGTCGAAGCTCGACCGCTCGGACATCAGCGGGGCGAACGCCTGCGTGAGCTTGGCGTCGTAGAGCTTCTCGCTGACGCTGAAGGTGTCGTCGATCCCGCCGACCGAGGTGTCGAAGACCACCCCCTTCTCGTCGAGCGCCTTCTTGATCAGGTCACCGCCCGGCACGTGGGTGAGGGCGAGGGTCTGGAACTCCCTCGGGGACGGCACGATGCCCAACACGGCGAGCGCCGTGAGGATCTTCTTCGCCATCAGCTTCCGGTCCTCGGCTCCGTCCAGGACCACCGTCAGGGTCCCGCTGATGTCGGGCGCGGTGTCGCTGTCGTGCTTCACCGCTTGGGCGAAACCGTCGGGGATCTCCTTCTCCATCGAGGCGATGTTGATCGCCGATGTCTTGTTGAGGAGGTTCTCCAGCAGCCGCACGATACTGTTCTCGCGCTTGGCCCACGGACCCGCCGTCGTCCCCTCCGTCGGCTTCGTCGACCCGAGGTGCCACATCACACGCGCAGTGCGATCTGCACCGACGAGCACGAAGCTGATGTCGAAGAAGCGGGGGAAGTCGTTGTAGACGAAGACCTTGCGGCCGTCGGGTAGGATCTTCCCGGGGATCTGGAGCATGTGCTCGCAGTAGTCCTTGCGGGTAATCGCGAGCCCCCGGATGGGCTGGACCGTCTTGTGGAAGTGCAGGATCGCGATGCCGGGGTGGCGATGCTCGTCGGGATTGAAGGTCTTCCAGGCCTTCTTGACGAGTGCCCAGTCGGTGCAGATCGAACAGAAGTCGAAGGGCACCTTGCAGCCCATCGAGACGTCGACCCGCTCTCCGGCGGCGATTCGTTCCAGGATCGAGGTGTGCCCCTTCTTCTGGGCCTCCTCGTTGAACACGCGCTCGACCAGCTCGATGCGCTTCATGATCGGATTCGGGGCGACGTAGATCACGTCTCCGAACCCGAGCTGCTGCGGATCGGTGTTCTTGTGGTGGGCGTAGACGGTCGCGCCGTAGTAGCTGGGGAAGCCGTAGGGCCACGCCAGGCCCTGCATCTTGTCGGTCTCGTAGTCCTTGCCGAAGTCCGGCGGCGAGTGCAGCAGCCCGTTGAAGTCGAGGTGCTGGTTGTGGCCGTACCAGTCGCGGTTGGAGTTCGAGCCGTAGAACTCGCTGTACCCCATCGCGTTGACGAGGACGTACGTGTAGCGGGGATCTGGTGTCAGCCGATCGATGAACGACTGCACGGACGGCATCATGAAGGACGCCGTCTTGACCTGCTCGCCGGGGCGCACGATCTGGACGAGGGGTTCTCCGTCGTGCTCCCCGGCGAAGTATGCGCGCTTCGTGTGCATCAGCCTCGGCAGGCCGCGATGAGCTTCTGTCCGGGAGTCGTCGCGGAACTGTGCTTCTTGATCACGGCGCCCATGAGCTGGTCGACGCGCTGCGGCGTCACGTGCCCGCCCTGCACCAGCTTCTCCATGCGGCTGGCGGCGTCGGTGTAGGCGCGGGTCAGGCCCTCGATTCGTCGGTGGGCCCGCTCCTGGATGCCCGCCTCCTGGATGTCCTTGATCTGCTTGTGGGCCGCGGCGAGATCGCCGTGCTCGCGCTCCAGCTCCTTCCCTCGCGCGAAGCCGTGCTCGACCATCCGGCTGACGCCGGCGCCGATGGCCTTCGGGGCGCTGGTCTCGCGCTGCTTCGCCTGCGAGATCGAGGACCGGATCTGCGCCAAGTCCTTCACGCCTTCGAGGAGCGCACGAGCGGCGGCGCCCTGATCGAGCCCGCCGCTCTCGATGATCGTGTCGGTCCAGGCTCCGGCGACCATCGGGTCGCGGGCCATCATCGGGTTGACGTTGTGGAGGCTCGTGTAGATGCGCTTCACGAACGCCTGATCCCGGGTCTTGAGCTGCGGATGCAGCTCCAGCATCTCCTTGAACGACCGCGCCTGCTGCCTGGCGTCGACGAGCTTCTGGACGGCCCCGGCCGCGCCGGTCACCGCGACTCCGGCTCCCATCGCGACGGCCGGCGCCCAGAAGTGCGGGTCCGAGAGGAGCTTGCCGAACGTGCTGCTGCCCGATGCGTACTTGGCTGCCATGATCGCTCCTCAGTAGTACTGGGCCGGGTCGCCGTACATGAGCCGGAACTTCAGCTCGTCTGCCTTGCGCTTGACGCGCTTGCCGCCGACGTAGGCGGCCCCGCCCATCCCGGCGATGGCCGCCGCCCGGCCGACGTTCTCGGGGAGATCGAGTCCCTTGGCCACCCCGGCACCCAGGTTGGTGCCGCCGACGACGAGGCCCTTCAGAGCCTTCGCCGCCCGCTCACCCGTCTGGAGGGCCGAGGCGGTCTTGAGGAGCTGGATCGCGTTCGAGGTTGCTCGGTACGTCACATCAGCCTCCGTGCTTCCGCAGCCACGACGAGACCTTGCTCAGCTCGGCCTCGACGTTCCGCAGAGCGTGGGTGTGCGCCTCGGTGCTCAGCGACTCCTTGACGAAGTCGCGGAAGATCGAGACGACCTTCGCGTCCGGGTTGATCATCCGACCCGCGACCTTCTCGTTGTCGGAGCGCATCGCGACCTTGAGCTTGTCGTAGGCGATCTTCGCCAGCTCCGGGTGGACCCGGTGCCAGGCCGCGTAGATCTCCTCCGGGGTTGCTCCGCCGGCGGAGGCCGACTTCACCTGATCGATCAGGCGCGTGAAGGCCTCCGAGAGGCGCTCCTTCGAGGCCTCGAAGTTCTGCACCAGCTCGTCGTGAGCTGATGAGAGCTTCGACTGGAGCGCGTACACCTCGCCCAGCGCCCCGGCGCGCGTGCGCTCCGGGACGAAGTCGAAGTGCATCGCACCCGACGACTTCACGAGATCCGGCGGCATCGAGTACTCCATGGAGTCCACGATCACCTCCCGCGGCCGAGCCGCATCGTTGAGGTTCTGCATGACCTGGACGGGGTCCGCCGGACCGCCGTCGATGTGGACCGCGCGGACGTACCCCGACATCGCCGCGAACTTGCGGTTGAACATCTCGATGTTGGCGTACTCGACCACGCGCCGGACCTGCTCGGAGTTCAGCTTGACGTGGCCGATCGTCTGGACGACGGCGTCGGTCATGCTGATCCCGGCCGTCTCGGCGGCACGGGCAGCCTGCTTCCCCATCGCCTCCAGGCTCTGGGGATCGACGGACCGCCCGATGAACGGGGAGGTGTCGTGGCTGGTCATGAGGGTCTCCACGGGGATCTGGCCGAATGGTAGCCTACTTCGGCCCGTTAGGGGAATACATACAGGATCGGATCCCTCAACGCACCAGGAATCGCATGACCGACACCCTCGCCGACCGCGCGACCCTCGCAGATCTCTCACGGAAGATGGGGATCGTGGAGACGCTGCTGCTCGGCGCAGCCCACCAGCTACCGCACCCCACCCACCTCACCACGCTCTACTTCGACGCCTGCCGGCAGGAGGCGTTCGACGACGAGGTCACGGCTCGGCACTGGGAGCGCCAGATCTACGTCCTCGACGCCCGGGCGCTGCTCCTGATGGCCCGTCGTCTGCGCGACCCCACCCCGTGGCACCCGTTCCTCGTGCTGCTCGATCGTTTCATCGAGAACGGCATCGACCTGGAGACCTGCCGACAACACCTCCTGAGCATCGCGCAGGATCTGCTGAACCTCCAGGGCCTGCGCAAGATCGCTCCGCGCGACGTCGCCGGCAACCCCCTGCGGATCAAGACCGTCCTCGCAGCTATCAGCAGGCGAGGAGGTCTACATGGAAGCGCACAGAAGGCCGGTACGTAGCTACCTCGGGTGGCCGTGAAGGTCGCCGAAGGCACCCTGTTCTGGGTCCTGCACTGGGCAGCCAGTGCGATGGATGATGACCCAGAGCAGATCATCAACTACTACCGCGCGATCAGAGAGCTGTGGCCGCAGTTCTCGACGTACGACCAGGAATGCTTCCGGCGTTCCTACGTCGGGATCAGCCGCAAGCTGGGCGACAAGTACAAGAGCAACCCGATCGTCCAGCACCACATCGGACTGATCTGGCACCTCGTGGGAATGGAGTGACCGTGGCGAAGAAGGACAAGATCGAACCGAAGAAGTACGACGCCGGCGCCATCCGGAAGCTGAAGGGCTTGGAGGCCGTTCGTGAGCGTCCCGGCATGTACCTCGGCGACCCGACCAGCGGGGACGCCCTGCACCACTGCATCAAGGAGGTCGTCGACAACAGCGTCGACGAGCATCTCGGTGGGCACTGCGATCAGATCCACGTGACGCTGCTGGAAGACGGGATCTGCGAGGTGGTGGACAACGGCCGTGGCATCCCGACCGACATCCACCCCGAGGAGAAGGTCTCCGCTCTCCAGATGGTCATGTGCGATCTGCACGCCGGCGGGAAGTTCGACCAGGGCAGCTACGAGAAGTCCGCCGGTCTCCACGGCGTCGGCGTCTCGGCAGTCAACGCCGTGAGCGAGTGGCTCGTGGCCGAGGTCCATCGAGACGGCTTCATCTGGACGCAGCGCTACGAGCGCGGGATCCCCGAGGACAACGTCCACAAGGGCGACCGCACGACGAAGCACGGCACGAAGGTGACGTGGAAGCGTGATCTCCAGATCTTCAAGGGCGTCACCGAGTACGATCGCAAGCAGGTCGGCGAGCGCCTGCGGGAGCTGGCCTTCCTGAACCCCGGCCTGACGATCGTCTTCACCGACAAGCGCGCCAAGAAGGAGTGGTCGGAGACGTACTTCTACAAGGGCGGCGTGAAGGACTACCTCGCCGAGGTCGTTGGCAAAAAGAAGACGCTCATCCCGATCCTGTCGTTCAGCGACCGGTCGAACTGCGATCTCGTCTTCTGCTGGACCGACAGCCACGAAGAGGACATCCGGTGCTACGCCAACAACACGTACAACCGTGACGGTGGGACGCACCTCACCGGCTTCAAGAACGGACTCACCCGGCTCGTCACCGCCTACGCGAAGGAGCACAACCTCCTGAAGAACCTGCCCGAGGACGGGCTCACCGGCGGCGACATCCGAGAGGGCATCGTCGCGATCGTCAACCTCCGCATCTCGGAGGTCGCGTTCAGCAGCCAGACCAAGGACAAGCTCGTCACCCCGAAAGCCAAGACGCTCGTCGAGCAGATGTTCGTCGACCAGGTGGAGTGGTACTTCAAGGACAACCCCGGCGTCGCCAAGAAGATCGCTGAGCGCGCGGTGGTGAACGCGATGGCGCGCGAGGCAGCCCGAAAGGCGCGCGAGGGGGTGCAGCGCAAGGAGTGGCTCGACGCCAGCTACCTCCCCGGCAAGCTCGCCGACTGCCAGTCGAAGAAGCCGGAGGAGTGCGAGCTGTTCATCGTCGAGGGTGACAGCGCCGGCGGTTCGGCGAAGGGCGGCCGGGACCGGCGATTCCAGGCGATCCTCCCGCTCCGCGGCAAGGTGCTGAACGTGGAGGACGAGGGCGCGGACCGCATCCTGGAGAACAAGGAGATCGGCACCATCATCACCGCCCTGGACTGCGGGATCGTTCAGGCGAACACCTTCAACCTCTCGAAGCTCCGCTACCACAAGGTGATCCTGCTCACCGACGCAGACGTCGACGGCGCGCACATCCGCACGCTGCTCCTGACGTTCTTCTACCGGTGCATGCCGGAACTGGTCTACAAGGGCCACCTCTACATCGCGCAGCCCCCGCTGTACGGCGTGAAGATCCCGGGTCGGAAGAACATCCAGTTCCTGACCGACGACGCCGCGCTGGACGCGCTCCGCGAGGGGCTGTCGACCGAGCAGCGGAAGACTCTCCAGATCCAGCGGTTCAAGGGTCTGGGCGAGATGAACGCACCCGACCTCTGGGCCACGACCATGAACCCCGAAGGACGCGCGCTGAAGCAGGTGGAGATCACCGACGCCATCGCCGCGGAGCGCTACTTCGACCTGTTCATGGGCAGCAACGTCGACGCCCGGCGGGAGTTCATCGAGAACAACGCCCTGTTCGTCGGGGAGCTGGATATCTGATGAACGAGATCATCCGGGAGATCCTGAGCCACCACGATGCAGTGGTGGCTCTCGGCCTATCGTGCGTCACCCTCGCCGGCGGAGCCTCGGTCGGGCTCTACCGATGGGTCGAGCACAGGATCGAAACGTCTCGCGATGAGCGAGAAGAGCGCCAGGCGAAGGACCGCGCCGAGCAGCGCCACCGCCACCGGCTGGAGAAGGCCGAGAAGCTGGAGACCGTCGCCAGCATCCTCATCGCCGACCGGTCCTTGGCCGAGGGCATCCGCGACAAGATCGACGCGGAATACCCGAGGGTCCGGGTAGAGGTGGCCGAGGAAGAGGCCGACGAGGACGATCGCCAGGTCCGGCGGCGGCGATCAAAACGCCGCTAAATCCAGCTATAAGCGATCGAAAAAGGAGGCGCTGATCGGGTGTCTCCTGGGCTTGCCATGGGCGATCAGCGTCAAAAACGTCGCAAGATCGGCTATGAGCAGTAGAGGAGCAGAACGCTCACCAACACCGAATCGAAGGAGAGACCACGATGACCACCGAGACCCAGACCCAGATGTCCCCCGAGTTCCAGGCCCTCATCAGCCGCGTCCAGGAGATCGGCAAGGCCAACCACGAGAACCTCGTGGCCGAGAACCGCAAGATGATGGCGGAGGCGCTCGCGCAGGTGACGAAGGGCTTCCGGGCCCCGGTCGCCGCGCCGCCCGCCGCGGCGCCCGCCCAGGGCGCGCCGACCCCGACGCTCCAGGCGCCGAAGCAGAACGACTCCTGGCTGGCGAAGGTCGGCCTCGCCAACCCCTGGGAGCCGGTCCAGGTGCCGGTGACCAAGGACCAGGCGCTCAGCGCGCTCACCACGGCGGATCCCGGTCCGGTCGTGAAGGGCATCGCGGAGCGCGGGCTCCAGGCCATCGGCATCGAGGCCGCGTACGAGCGTGGGCTCGTGCAGGCGCCGAAGAAGGGCCTGGAGACCTGGCAGGCGGTCGCGCTCGGCGTCCTGGGCGCGACGGTCGTGGCCGGCGCGGCCACGGGCGTCGGGATGTACGTCGCCGAGGTCGGGCCGTTCGCGCCCGAGCGCGCCAGCCGCTGACCGCGGCGAGTGAGGAAGCCGGAGCCCCGGGCGAAAGCTCGGGGCCTCGGCAATCTCACTTTGCTACCATTCGCTGCGCGACCAGTCGTTCGCCACGTGCATCTCGATCTCTTCGATGGCGACCTCTTCGCGGACACGCGCGGCGGCCTCCTCGGTCGAGACCTCCTGGATGGGCGCGATGATGTCGGGTCGTCGGTGATCGAAGAAGCTCACGATCATCGTGTAGAGGATCGAGTGGAAGGTGTCGTCGGGGATGCTGCGTGGCTTGTCGTACTTGATCATGCGCAGCGTGTCCGAGTACTCGGCGTGGATGCTGAGCAGGTCCTCGGCGTAGGGGGCCTTGAAGACCTCCCACGACGGCAGCCGGATCTTCATCGTCTTGATCGCCGAGAAGATGTCCGCCATCACCGCCGTGCGGAAGACGAGCGACCGGTTCAGGGCTGCCTTGTAGACGATCTTCTTCGGCGCTCGGGCGGCGTACTGGAACTGGAAGATCTTCTTGGCCGAGAAGATGCTGGTGAGCTTCTTGTTCTGCACGAAGCCCATGCCGTAGTCGCAGCCGACGTACTTCAGGCGGAACCGGTTGATGAGCCGGATGATCTCCTTCATCTGCGGCTCGGGGTCCGTGAGCAAGCCGTCGAAGCGCTTGGCGTAGAGGATCTGGAAGCTGCTGTCCCCACGGACGTACCCGCCCACCGTCATGACGGTGTAGGCGTTCTCGCCGGTGCCCCAGTCGATCCCGCCGTAGAGCTGGTGCGACTTCGCCAGCTCTGCGACCTGCTCCTCGTCCATCATGTACGTGTCGGTCTCGTCGCACGCCCGGGCCACCTCACCGCGCGTCAGCGGCTTCGTTCCGCTGTCGTACGAGATCGCCATGACCTCGTTCATGAACTGAGCGGTGGGATAGGTCTCCAGGGTGTGGATGATCGACTTCCACGCCTTGTACGGGTCCTTGTCGGTGAAGTCCGGCTTGAAGTACCAGGGCACCATCAGACGGCAGATGCGGTAGCCCTCGACGGTCGCGCCGGGGTTCATCGCCACCCACTGCGCCTGCGGATGTTCGGGGTTGATCGCGTGCCCACAGCGCTCGCAGATGGGCCCCTTCTTCCCGATGTTCTTCGGCCCCAGCACGATCCAGTGGCAGGGGGTGTGGTGCTCGCACGGAACTACCCATTCGGACATGGTCGACTGCTTTCCCCAGATCCCCTCGATCGAGTTGTCGAACGTCTTCGGCGTACCCGAGTAGACGTGCAGCGCGTTGCGGAAGCGCGACGCGGACTCACGGATGACGGGGATGACGTCCTTCAGGAGGTCCTGCACCTCGTCGTAGAAGATGCTGCTGACCGAGATACCGCGGATACGATCAGCGTTGAGGAACGCGTACCGCAGGTAGATCTTCGACTGGGTGAGGAACTCCTTCTCCAGGATGTTCCAGGTCAGGCTCTTGTGGGTGAGCGCCTTGACCATCGGGCTGATCTCGACGATGTCGTCGATACGCGCCGAGCTGAAGACCTTCGTCTGCGTCGCCGAGGGGGTGACGAACAGAGCGTTCTGGTACCAGTTCATCCCGCAGAGCGCGATCAGCTTGTTGCCTAGCGTCGTCGACTTCTCGGTCTGGCGGCTGGTCATGAAGAGGATCTCGCGCGCCTCGGTGTCGTACGGCCGCAGCAGGTAGCGCCGCTCATCGAACACCATGGGCGAGACCCGCCCCCGGTCGCCGTCCTTCACCCGCACCATGTGGGAGGTCCACTGGGAGGTGCGCAGCGCGATCTGCGCCGGCGACCGAGCCGCCCGGGCAGCGCTGGTGGCGAACGGATCATCGACGTATCTTTGCTTCGAGCGGTCCCCACCCTCGAAGGAGCTGTAGTCGATGTCGGCGAAGATGGGTCTCGATGCCATGTCCGGTCTGTTCTTGACCTGGCTGGGAAGTGCGGTCGCCGACTCCCGGCGAGATCAGGACGGGGTGATGTGGTTCCGGTTCAGTTTGCCTCCCAGCGATCAGTTCCGCCAGGCCTCCGAGAAGTTCATCAAGGAGTACAACCGCGCGCATGGCACGTCGTTCTCCGTTGGCTTCCCGAAGGCCTACCGGATGACGATCAGAGAGGGGCGTCGATCGCCTCGAAGAAGCGATGGACGAAGTGCCAGGGGTCCATCGAACGGCCGAGGCCCCGCACGATGATGCAGAAGCTGCGCAGCTCGCTCGTGTAGGTGGCCTTCACGAAGCGGATGTCGAACGCCTTCGGGATGGCCGCTTCGAGGCGGTCGTGGATCCGGTAGGCGTCCCGCCAGGAGCCCAGCTTGTTCGGCGGGTCGCTCCCCGGCGGGAAGAAGTGGAAGATCATCGCCTGGTCGTCGGCGCGGATCCCGTAGACGACGTCGTAGTCCGCCGTCTGCTTCGCCATGCGATCGGGGATGGCGTCCTTCAGTCCGCGGAGGGGCGAGCCCCCGTCGAGCACTTCCTTCTCTTCCTCGGTTGCCGGTGCGATGCTCATGCGATCTCCTTGTCTTCGGGCTGGACCTCGGGGACTTCCTCGAAGTCTTCGGGCTTCACGTCGATGACGGCAGGTGCCAGAGCAGGCAGCTCCTTCACCGACGTCATCCGACTAGGATCGTACAGCGTCTGGATCTTGCGGAACTCTTCGAGCAGATCCGCCGAGCCGCCGCGATGCTTGGTCAGCTCCTCGTCGGCCATCTTCACCATGTTGAACGCCATGAACGCGCCCTGCGTGCGCTGAAGCGAGGGACGCGTCTGGAGTAGCGCGTGCTCCATGAAGAGCGAGAAGCCGTGGTCTCGGAACGCCGAGTACTGGACGACCGGGCTCAGGCTCTCCGCGCTGCGGTCCACGAGCGCCAGGGTGAGCGCAGCGCCGGCGGGGCTTCGCGGAGATCCCAGCGCCCCGAGGTAGTCGTTGTTGTTCTCGTCGGGGAGCCAGCGCGTGATCAGGGTCCGCCACTCCGCCGAGCTGAGCGCGCTGATGTTCCAGAAGTAGTGCGCGTACGCGTTGATCACACGCACGTTCATCACCGACTCGTCGAAGCCGAACCGGTTCTTCACCCGGGCCGCGATGGCGGTGGGGCTGATGGGGCCGAGGAGCAGGGCCTCGATCATGCGGCGGACCACGGGCTCGCTGAGGATGTCGATGGCGAGACCCACGAAGGGGTCCTTCCGCCACATGTCCCCGATCTGCCAGTGGTTGAGGAAGCGGATCGTGTCGGGGTTCATCTGCTCGGCCAGCGGGTCGAACCCCGGAGGGATCTCCATCTCCTGGCGAGCACGCACCATCCGCCGGATGAACTTCACCAGCTCGGTGTCGAGCTGGGGCAGAGGCATGCGGAGATCGTCGAGGTGGGTGACCACGTCCGACGTGGTCATCCCCCTCTTCGAGAACAGGTAGTAGATGTAGTGGCGAGCGGGGTGTCGGAGCATCAGCGACCTGCCGATGCACCCTCCTGGACGTCGCGCAGCGCGAGCGCCTTGAGACCCTGGATCACCTCGTCGAGGGCGCGCGCCGCTCGTGCCGCCGCGAACTCCGGGATCTCCGTGAGCCCGAGGCGGCTGCCGAGCACCAGCTCGCAGACCTTCGAGAGGCACTTCTCCAGGTAGGGGATGCTGCTGATGAACGTGCGCACGTTCTCGGAGTTGATGAAGCCGAGCGACAGGACGGCGTCGACGGTCATCGCATCCGGGAGCGCTGCGGCCTCCTTCACGAGGTAACGGCGCAGGGCCATCACCTCGCGGCTGCGGTCGGAGGCGGTCTTGCGGGTCTGTTCGATGAGATCGGTCGCGAGACGCACGTCGTGCAGGCCGAGCACCTCGACGGTGTGGCCCATGGCGGCGGCTGCGATCTTGGTGTGGGCGATCTTGGCGGGCGCTCCGGCGAGGCAGAGCAGGAAGGCCGCCGAGTCGTGGGTGAGACGGGAGTTCGTGACGCTTGCGAGCTTGGGCATCCCCTGGAAGCGCACCGACACCTCGTCGGCGTCGCCTCCGAACAGCGTGATCGTGGGCCGCGTCATGTCCGCGGCGGTCTTCGAGATGCCGCTGACGTCCGAGACGAGCGGCACCATGGTCTCCTCGTTGAGCGGGAGGAACTTCGCCCCCGCCGGCATGTGGAACTCGCCCTTGAGGACGACCATCTTCGCCAGGCCGGGCACCAGGCGGATCCGAGTCTCCTCGCCGGTGAGGCTGCGGACGAGGAACGACGAGCCGCCGCTCATCCCCTCCTCGGAACCCTGCACGAGCACCGGCACGGTGCCCTGCACCCCGCCCTGGCCCGAGCAGTAGAAGATCCCGGTGCCCTTCGCCGGACCGCTCGGCAGGTCCACGCCGGCCGCGACGTGTGCGCCGACGATCTGGTCCTGGACCATCGCCGCCGCGCCGTTGGTGAACACGGACATCGGCACGAAGGTGCCGTCGAGATCGACGAGGTTCGGGATGACCCAGCCGACCTGCTCCTTGCCGTGGACCGTCTTCACCTTGTAGATGCCGGGCTTGTCGACGATCGCCCACTTCGAGGCGTCGAGCTGGATCTCGGTGGCCTTGACCGGCGTGGGACTGACGGTCACGACCCCCTCAGTGTCGACCTTCGACACGACCTCGGCGCCGGCGAACTTGAGCGCCTCGGCGCGGCCCATGAACACCGGGCGGGGCGCGCTGAACGCCGACCGGCTGGCCATCTTGACCCAGTAGCGGCCCTGGGCGTCGTCGTAGCCCATCTGGATGACGTCCGGCCGGGCCGAGACGCTCGCGGACTTCAGGAGCCCGCTGGCGTCGCGCAGGGCGGTCTTCTCGGCCTCCGCCAGGACGCGAGCGGCCCCGAACAGCGCCGAGTTGGTGTCGACCATCACGTCGGCGACGCCGGGCACGCTGGCCGCCTTGGCGACCTCCTCGATGTCCGGCGCGAACATCGTGCTCGCCAGCGCCTTCAGCAGGACATAGTCCGCGCTGAGCTTCATGCCGGGGCCCTGGATGAACGTGACGGCGCCCTGGGTGCCGCCGATGCCCTGCGAGATGCCGGCGCCGAAGTCGTTGTCGGAGCGGCCCGGCGGGTAGAACTGGTTCCAGAGCGAGGTGTCGCCCCAGTCCTCGGTGATCATCTCGAAGGTCTCCGGCCGGAACAGCGCCTCGCGCAGCGTGTGGCCGTTCAGCGGGAGCATGCGCCCCGAGCGGAGCATGATCAGATCGAGGGGGCAGAGCGTGTGGTTCTTGATGACGACCGGCACGAGGACACGCTTGCTCGTCGGACCGGTGCGGGCGATCGACAGCGAACTGTCGGTGGCGTTCTCGATCACGATCACGCCGAGCCCGTAGCCCTGCTCCTCGTCGACCTTCATCATCTCGACGCGGGGCGTGTAGTCGCTCGTCTCGGGGGTCGTGCGGAACAGCTCCGTGAGGATCTGCCGCGGCCACGACTCGGTGTCCTCGTCGAGCTGAGCCGACGCAGCCTTCGTGGCCGAGGCCGGAGGGAACGTGAGCTGGGGCTTGCTGACGAAGAGATCCATGGCGGTCATGGTACCACACCTTACTCCAGGAACACCTTCCTGGACAGAATCGTCTGGAGGGCTGCGACGAACGCCGGGGAGGGCGTCGCCTGGTTCGTCGTGGGATCCACGATGAACATCGCGGTGCTCAGCACCTGCACCAGCTCGCGGCCGAGAACGGCGGGATCGCTGGCGCTACGGCTGGCGAGCTTCACCATGAGGCCGGCGAGGACGGCGCTCTGGCTCGCGATGAGTTCGATCTTGCCGTTCGCCGTGGTGACGTCGTCGCCGGTGATGTCGGTGGTTCGGCTGCCGTCGATGGTCAGCTCGTCGTTCCCCTTCACGTGGACGCTGCGGTCTGCCCCGATGATCTCGGCGAAGTTGCCCCCCGTGGTGATGACCATCGAGTACTTCTCGTTCTCGACGCTGCCGTCATCCCGATCGATGCCCTGCGGAGCGATGTGCACCTGCCACGCCGCCTTGTCGCTGCCGCCCAGCGGCATGTGCTGGATGCGCACCGTGGCCTTCGCGTCCTGGGCGAACTCGTTGAGGTGGAACGTGTACGTCGCGGGTGCGTCGCCCGAAGGATCGTCCTCCTGACGACCCACGGTCCACGACACGTCGCCGCCGAACGTGTGCATCTCGTAGTTCTCGGCGAAGTCCTTGATGAAGTTCAAGACGGGGATGTAGACGCGCTGGGAGATCGGCGTGGCACCGATCTGTAGGACACCGCCGCGCCGCAGGATGATGAAGTTCTCGTCTCGGGTGGTGAACGCGATGTCGCCCGGGTTGAGCTGCGGGCGGCGCGAGCGGAAGCTGGCGTCGGTGTCCGAGCCTTCGGCAGCCACGGTGGAGCGCTCGGGGGCGCCATCCGTGCTCTGCTCCACGCTCGCCGCCCCGAGGTAGCCCATGACGAACGGCGGCGTGTTGTCGTTCGGCCAGCCGACGAGGCAGATCGCGCCGACCTCGGGAAGGTGGTGAATGCCCTCGCCGTTGGCGTAGTGGTGGTACGGCACGAGGACCTGGATATCCTCGATCGTCTTGGCGGTGTGGCGCGACTCGGCCGTGACCGTGAACGTCTTGCGGTTGACGTTCGTGATCGTGCACTCCTCGCACCGGAAGTGCGAGAAGCGGTTGTGGGACGGCGATCCAGTGGTCCGTGCCATCAGCGTGCAGCGGTGCCGAACGGGCGAGCGTCGGCGGGCGCGCCGACCGTCACACCGACGGCGAGAGCGGGGATGGGGTGTCGTCCGGTCACGTCCGACTTGTGGCCGTGCTGGATGCCGCGCAGGACGCTCTGGCCGATGCGCTCGCCCTGAAGGCGCGCGATCCAGTCCTCCTGCCGGCGCAGCGGGATCATCTTCGTGGGCAGCAGCATCGGCTGGTACTTCACCGCCTCCTTGCCCTTGAGGACGCCGCGGTTGATCTCGTCGAGCACCGACTTCTGGACGTAGTCGCCACGGACGTAGCCGTCGTGGTCTCCGGGATCGGTGACCCGCACGACGCCCGTGGCGTTCCGAACCGCCAGCTCGACGTGACGACGAAGCACACCCTCACGGCCGTAGATGGTACCGATCTTGTCGACCATGTGAGCCTGGACGGCGTCGAGACCCTTCGTCGCCAGGAGATCGTGGATGTTCGGGTCGCCTGCGGTGAGCGTGTCGCCGCGCTTCACCTCGGTGCCCGGCTTCACGTGCGGGAGCGGCTTCTGCCGGGTCTTCACCTTGCCGCGCTCGAACTGGATGACCCAGTCGCCCGCCTTGCTCTGGTGGACACCGACGATCTTGCCGTTGTTGGGAGCCAGGGCTGCGTCCTCGCGCCCCCGCTTCGCGGCGTCGAAGAGACGCTGCACGTCGCTGAACTCCGAGACGCTGTGGCCGGCCGTGGACACGATACCGCCGCCGTGCGTTTGCTTCAGCATGAGCTGCGCCGCTCGCTCACCGAGCGCCTGGGCCGCCACGATGCCGACGTTCTCACCGAGGTGATACTCCTTGCCGCTGGGGTGCACGCCCATGCACTTCGAGCAGACGCCCTGCGGCATCCGGCACTTCAGCGGACTGTGGACGACGAGCTGATCGACACCCTTCTCCTTGGCCTTCGACAGCACGTCTGGAGTGACGACCGTGCCGGCCTTGAACAGGTGGTCGCCGATCTTCACGTCGCTGGCGAGGTGCCGATCCACGATGTCCTTGTGGGTCACCGGCATCGACATCCCGTGGGTCGTTCCGCAGTCGGCCGAGGTGATCGGCTGGTCGATGTTCGCCTGCACGAGCAGCTTGCTCATGTAGCCGGGCTCGCGCACCGAGTCGGTCTTCTGGATGACGCCGCGACGCGCGCCGGCGGCCTGGAGGAAGTAGCCGCCGAGGTCGATGCCCTCGGCGAAGCTCTTCGTGATCGGCACCTTCGAGGGGGTGCCGAGGTGATCCTCGACCAGCATGGGGGCCATGATGAGCCCCTGGAACTGCTCGCGCTTCGCCTTGATGCCGGAGCCCAGCGGCGCCGGTGCCATGTCCGAGACGTTCGTGGGCTTGCCCTTGAGCACGTCGTTGTAGACGTCGTGGATCTTCCGGGTCGCCCGGAGCCAAGCCTCGGTCGTCTCTGCGGCGTCCGCGCCGCGCGCCTTCATCGCCGCGACCTCCTTGGTGGCGTCGGCGATGATCTTGTCGCGGTGCTCACGCAGCGGCTCGATGTCCTTCAGCCCGACGGTGTGGCCCGACTCGTAGGCCATCTTGAAGCCCAGCCGGCTCATCCCGTCGACGGTCTCGACGAAGTGCTTCGGCATGTTCTTCGCGACGTCCTTCAGGATGCTTTCCTGGACCTTGCGATCGAACGGCTTGTCGAGCTTGGTGAGGACGTCGGAACGGAACTTCTCCGGCAGGACTTCGGCGATGCGGAGCCGTCCGAGCGTGGTGTCGCCCACGCCCTTCACGTGGATCTGCTGGTTGAGGTGGATGCGGTTCGAGCGGAACAGCGCCTCCGCCTCGTCCTTGTCCTTCAGCGCCCCCTGGTGCTTCCCGCGGGGGATCGACATGCGGTAGAGGCTGAGGGCCGACTCGTTCGCCGGCGAGAACAGCACGTCGCCCGAGCTGTCGCTGAGCGTGCGCTGCGACGGCATGATGCGCTTCGCCTCTTCGATCGCCTCCTGGGTGAGGGGGACCATCAGCGCCACGGTGTCGCCGTCGATGTCGCCGCCGAGCGGCGGCAGGATGAGCGGGCTCACCTTGATCGCCGGGTCGTCGGTGAGCTTCGCCCGCTGGGCGACGAGACCGTACTGGTGCAGCACGGGGTCGCGCTTCATCAGGACGGGACGGTGCTGGACCTCCTGCTCCAGAGCCTTGATGGCGATGGGGTCCTTGCGGCTGATCATCTTCTGCGCCTCGTCCGGCCGGATGCGGGCCTGGACGAGGCGGCGCGCCACCATCGGGCGCATCAGCTCGATGGCAATCTTCTTCGGCAGACCAATCTCGTCCACCGACAGGTTCGGGTCCACGACGATGGTCGCACGGGACGTGTAGTCCTGCTTCTTCGCGATCATCTTGTCCTGGAAGAACCCGTCCTTCGGCTGGTCACCCGAGATCATGTGGATGATGCCGGGCAGCGTCTTGTCGGGATCTTCCTTCGTGCCGCGCATGTCGAGGTCGAGCGCCTTCTTCCCCTTCGGCGTGGTGCCGAAGAGGTTCGACAGCTCCTGGTAGAGACCGGCGCGCGCATCGAGCGTGTTGTTGTAGGGAACCTTGCCCTCGCCCTTCTTGAGCGACTCGTTCACCATGCCGAGACGCTTGTAGAGCGCGTTGAGGGGGTTGTTCTTGATCGTCCCGTCCGGCAGCGTGGCCTGCGGGCGGAACACGGGCGGCAGCACCGGCACGGCCTTGATGGTCCAGGCCTCGTCGAGCCGCTTGCCGGCGTCCTTCACGGTCTTCAGCGCGCGGTACTTGAAGTGCAGCTTGTCGAGCTGCGCGCCCTTCACCTTGGGATCCTTCAGCGCCGCGGCCGTCGCCTTCATCTCCTTGTCGATGTCGATCGACTTCAGAGCGTCGCGGAACGCCTTGCCGCCGATCTCTCCGTTCGGCAGCTTCGCCTTCCCCTCGATGATCTTGGGGATGTCGGTCTCCTTGATGCCGAGCGTGTGCGCGATGGCCCGGGCGTACACCGGGTTCGGCATCGGCTCGACCAGCTCGACGTGGCCCCAGTGCTGGCCCGCAGGACCGCCGGTGATGTTCGGGTCGAAGAGCCCGCCCTGCTCCGGCTTGTCGTCCTTGCCGCGGATGCTACGGGTGGGGCGCGTGATCTCGCCACGGCTCATGGCTCGCGTCTCGGCGTCGCTGCGCGGCATCAGGCGGATCTCAGCGCCCGACTTCTCGACGTTCACGCCGAGGCCCGTGAGCATCGACTCGAACTTCTTGAAGACGAACGGGATCTTCGGTGCCGGGATGCGCTCACCGTTCGCCAGCGCGCCCCAGACCTCACGGGCCTGCGGCTGGTCCGACTTCAGCGTCTGCATCTCGCGCAGGTTGTCCTTCAGGCCGGCGGCCAGCGCGGCGTAGATGCCAAGGCTGCCGAGGCTCTGCGCGCCGGTGTGGCCGCCACCGCGAGGGACACGCGTGTCGTTGTCGTAGTGGATCTTCGGCGCGTCGAACTGGAGCAGCTCGCTGCCGTAGCCGCCGGCGCGCACGTGCGTCTTCTTGTCGATCTGGTGTTCGAGCTGGAAGGCGTAGTGCGGACCGACCATCACGTCGCCGAGCTTCCGGCCCGTCTTCGGGTCGTAGAGCGTCTCGGTGTCCTTCAGTCCGTGCTGCTTCAGCTCGTCCTGGATCTTCTTAAGGTAGTCGGTGCCTCCCTGGAAGTTGCGGACGAAGTACGGGCGTCCCGTCTTGTCCGCGATCTTCCCCGCGGCCGTCTCCAGGAGCTGGCCGGGGTTCATGCGTCCGGGCACGCTGACCGGGTTGATCAGCATCTCCACGGGCTTGCCCTTCTCGTCGTGGGGCATGTCCTTGTCGTCGATGATCTCCGTGACGATGCCCTTCGCACTGTGGCGCGTGGAGATCTTCGAGCCGATCTGCGCCGGCTCCAGGGTCTTGAGGTGGACGACGACGTTCTTGCCGACGCGCTCCGCACGCACGACCTCGGCCTCGTAGTCGCCGTCCCAGACCATCGAGCTGTTCTGGTACTTGTTGCGGAGGCGCTTGCCGATCTTGTACTTCGCGTTGATGTCGGCGGTCCCGGGCAGCATGACCTCGCCGAGCGCCAGCACGAGCGGGTCGCCCGGCTTCACCTTCGTACCGGGCTTGACGATGCCGTCGTCACCGATCTTGTCGATGCGATCCTTCGAGTAGACCCCCGGCTTGCCGATCAGGAACTCCTTCTTCCCGAGCACGTGGGTGTCGGAGAGGAGCATGCTGGGCTTGTAGAGGTGCTCGGACGCCAAGCGGTCGGCGGCGCTTCGCGAGATGACGATGCCGTCCTCGTGGTTCGAGCCGTTGGCCAGGTACGCCACGCGCAGGTTCGCGCCCAGCGCGAGCGTGCCGTTCTTCGTGTAGTTGTTGTCCGCGACGATCTGCCCGGCTCGGACGCGGTCCCCCGGCTTCACCAGCGGCGAGCTGTGAAGCTGGCCCTTCGGATCGTTCGTTGGGTAGTGGTGATAGAGGTGAACCGAATGCGTCCCGTCCTTGCCCTGGATGACGATCTCGTCCTTCTTGATCTCCTTCACCACACCGTCCGCCTTGGCGCGGTGCGCGAGGAACCCGGAGCCCATGATCGCCTCGAACGACTTCCCGGCGCCGGCCTCGACCTGCACCTTGGGCGGCTCACGGCCGACCACCGAGATGGCCTGGGCCATGTGCCGAGCCGACATCGTCGAGCGTCCGGCGCTGTCGTTCTGCATGAACGGCACGAGGTTCGTCTCGACGGCGAAGACCTGCGCCGCGCTCGGCATCACGTAGTCGGCCGAGGAGAACGCGATGTCGTCGCGCATGTGGCCGCGGGAGTCCGACATCCGGACCGTCTTGCTGAGGGGCTTCGGCGTGCCCTTCTCCCACCGCACCTGGTCGGGGAGGACAACGTTCGAGACTGCCGCGGTCGCGGCGTCGACGTCCTCCATCTTCCCGGTCTTCGTGTTGTAGAGCCGGACGTACGGCTTCCGATCCTTGATCGACACACCGAAGGTGAGGTGCGTGTTCACGCCGGCGTTCGACTCGGGCGTGAACACCGGGTCGAGGAAGCCGAGGTGCGACGGGTCGAGCGACGTGTTGCTCTTCGACAGCGCGTGCGGGTTCTGGATGCCGCCCGGTCCCGTGATCGTCACCATGGACCGGTCCGAGAGCATCGAGACGGGGTTCGTCTGCTTCCCGTTCGCCGCCAGGGACGTCGTGAAGACGTGGTAGAGCGGGCGCTGGATGAGGTCGGGCATGAACACGTCGCGCAGGACGCTGTGGTCGCCCGACGCCAGACGACGCTGAACCGTGGGCTTCCCCAGCGCGCGCTGGATCCGAGACTCGATGTCGGGTGCGGCCTTGGCGATCCGATCGACGAACTGGTCCTTCGCGGTCCACAGCTCCTTGTATCGGAGGCTGTCGATGGGGTCCGGATCCTTCCGCTTGGCGGCGACGTCCAGCAGCTTCTTCGACGCCTCGAAGAGCACGCTACCGTCGACCCGCTCGGACTTCACACCGACGTTGGCGTGCGCCACGACCGGATCGATGCGGGTGCCCTCGAAGATGGCCTTCGTCTCCAGGACCGGATCGGCCTTCTCCCCGAGCGGTTCCTTGCGCCAGGTCTCGTAGAGCGACTTGAGGTCGCGCGCGACGTTGGCCTTCTTGCGCGATGCCTCGTAGGCGTCGGCACCCCACGCCTTCTTCATCGCCTCGTCGTCGACGCCCATGGCGTTCAGAACGCTGTAGAGCGGGATCTTCCGCGACCCCAGCTTCATGTAGATCTCGCCACTGTCACCGGTCTGGAGATCGAAGCTGCGGCCCTTGGCGAGCTGGAACTGCGCCTCGAACTCGCCGGGCTTCTCGGTCGCCTTCACGTAGACGCCCGGACGCAGGCGCCACTGGTTCGCGATGAACTTCTCCGACCCGCCGATGATGTAGCTGTAGTGACGCGTCAGCTTCGGGATCTTGGCGACCGGCGAGTTCTTCTTGCTGACCAGCGTCTTCCCCGACGTGGTGTCGACGATCTCGATCGTTCCGACGACGGGAGCGGCCCACGACCGGCCCTCCATCTTCGCCTTGAACTGGTCCTTGATGTCGTCGACCCCGAGACGATCCTCGATCTTGAGGTCGCTCACGCGCACCTCGAACCGACCCGACCGGTCCTTCACCGGGAAAGTCTGGCCGATCTGCTGAAGGAGCTGATCCTTCAGTTCCTCGAACTGGTGGTGGGGGTCCGATGTCAGCACCCACGCAGTCTACCCGCGCCCTCGAATATGGGTCAACGCGAGCGTCCTCGCAGCTATCAGCAGGCGTGGAGGACCAGATGCACGATCCCAACGAACAGACGAAGGAAGCCGAAGACCAGGACCAGTACGAGCACGACGACAGCCTGACCAGGTTCGAGAACGACCTGAACGAGGCGCTGGAGAAGTCCATCGAGGGCCTCTCGGAGGAACCCGGGTGAGCCTCTTCTCGGTCGTGTTCTGGTCGTTCGCCGCTGGCTTCGCCCTCGGTGTGGTCGACGCCGTGACAAACAGCCCGTTCTGGAGATGGCTCATCGGAGGCTGAATGAAGGACAAGATCAGCAGAGAGCAGATGGAAGCCGAAGCGGAGCCCCCGAACAACTTCGAGGGCTTCGACGACATCACCGCCCCGTGCGATCTCTGTGGGGAAGAGAACGTCGGGGTGGGCACCCCCGTCATCATGATGATCCCGGGGATGATCTTCCCGAGCCGAGAGTTCGACGTCCCGATGTTCGTGCCGGACCCGGACGCCAAGCTCCAGATCGTGAAGCTGCCGAACAACCAGCTCGGCTTCGTCACGGACGAGACAGTCACGAAGTACGCGCACGAGCAGTGCTACACGGATCTCGTCGAACAGGCGATGTACGCCGAGGAAGCCGAAGACGACGAAGACGAAGACGAAGAAGAGGAAGACGAGGAGGACGAATGACGACGTACGGGTTCAAGCCGGCCGAGATCTTGGTACGCCGCGAGCTGGAGATGCAGACGAAGCTGATCCAGAAGGGCGTCGAACACCCGCTCAACAACCCGCTGCTCCTCGGGCCGGTGGGCGGCGGCAAGACCGCCATCGCTCGTCGCGCCTGTGAGCACTACTCGCTCACGCTCCTCGCGATCAACTGCGGCGAGAACAGCGACGCCACGGACGTGTCGGGGGTGCCCGTTCCCGGCATGATCCGGTGGCTGATGCAGAACGGCACCGAGTCGGAGAAGGCCGGCGCGCGGGGCGCGTACATGGAGTGGGTGCTGAACCGCTACGCCGCCATGGCGTGCATCCAGCCGGGCTTCCTCTTCTTCGACGACCTCGACAAGGCTCCGCCGGTCGTGCAGGGCGCCCTGCTCGGCGTCACCGCGAACCGCAAGTTCCGCGACAAGGACCTGCACCCCGGCACCCTCATCATGGGCGCCGGGAACAGGCTCGACGACGACATCTACGCGAACGAGATCTCGGAGTCGCTGCGGACCCGCATGACCATCATCGAGATGGCACCGGACATCCTCAGCTTCACCGAGTACGGCCGCGACAGCGGCGAGATCCACGAAGCCGTGATCGGCTACCTCCAGTTCAAGCCGGCCCACCTCCACGAGTGGAAGGAAGGCGTGGCGCGGTTCCCCACCCCGCGCGGGTGGTGGGAGGCCTCGCAGCAGCTCTTCGAGTACTTCAACCCGGTGGAGGACGTGTTCCAGAACGGAGCGAAGGAGAACTGGAAGGGCATCGTCGCGCGCAAGGTCGGCGACCACGTCGCGAACGACTTCTGGGCTTGGTACGAGATCATCCAGAAGGTCGACGTCCAGGAGATCCTACACCGCGGGAACCTTCAGCTCTCCGGCGACGCCGCTGCTCGCCGGATGCAGCAGTACGCTTCGGTCTTCGCCGTCGCCCAGTACCTCAACGTGAAGGGCGTCGAGAAGAAGCACGTGGGCTTGAAGAAGTGGGTCCCTGCTCTCGACGGCGAGATGCGCGTCGCGCTGATCGTGCAGCTCAAGCACAAGGTCCGCGTGAACATCGCGAGCCACTTCCCCGAGACGGGAGACGAGATGCTCGCCGAGTACACGCTGACCTCCGACGGGAAGCAGAAGGCCGTCCCGGGCAGCAAGATCTCGGCTGCCACAGACCAAGGAACCACGTCGTGATCATCGAGAACAGCATCAAGGACCGTGAGGCCTACGAGATGTTCCGGCGGGCCCTCCAGGACCTGCTGCTGTTCTTCCCGCTCTGCGGCCTCTCCTACCTGGGAGAGGCCGTAGAGGTCGTGGAAGACCCCACGATCGACACCATGGCCACCGACGGGCGCCGCGTGCACTACGCCCCGAAGTGGATCAAGAAGAACGAGCACGACGGGCGCGTGTTCGACACGCTCCACGAGTGGCTGCACATCTTTTTCAACCACGTCGCCCGATGCGGTGATCGCAACCGCAAGGTCTGGAACATCGCCGCGGACATCGTGGTCGTCCGAGAGGCGTGCAGCATCCTCTCGCGAGACGGTGGCAAGCAGTGGAAGCCGCCGGAGGACGGCGTGATCCCGCCGGAGTGGGCGAAGGACATGACCGCCGAGCAGATCTACGACGCCCTCATCGAGAAGAAGCACCCCATGCCGGCTCCGGCGAAGGGCAAGGGCGAGATCGAGAAGGGCACCGACTTCCTGTTCGATCGGGACGCGGAGAACAAGTCGACGGTCGGTCAGGAGGAGGAGGAGTTCCGCCGGAAGTTCACCGAGGAGCTTCAGCAGGCCGTCCTGATCCAGCAGCAAGTGAAGAACCAGACGCTGGAGCAGATGTTCGGCAAGACCGTATCCAGCCGACTCGAAGAGATCATCAAGGGCAGCGTGCCCTGGTCGAGGCTGCTGCGCGGCCGGCTCCTCGCCGACATGGGCTACGACATGCCGACGTACGCCCCTCCGAAGGCGAGATACTTCCCCGACATCACGCTGCCGTCGATGCGGTCGGTGAAGGAACAGAAGCTCCTGCTCGCGATCGACGTCTCGGCTTCCGTCGGACCTACCCTGATGAAGACCTTCATCTCGAACGTGATGCCCGCAGCAATGCGCGCAACCGAGACGATCGTCGTGACCTTCGACGCCGTGGTCCGCGAGGTCCATCGGACCAAGCATCCGGCGAAGATCCTGGAGAACGTGAAGTTCCTCTCCGGAGCCCACAGCCACACCTCGGTGCGCGGCGTCTTCGAGCTGTACGACAAGTTCAAGCCGAAGGCCTGCGCATGCCTCACGGACGGGCACATCTTCCTGCCCGAGCGGGCCTACCCCAACACGATCTGGGTCATCCCGCAGAACGGTCGACCTCAGCCCTGGGGGCGCAACTTCTTCATGGACGTCTCATGGTGATCTCTCTCATCCAGAACCTGGCGAACCAGATCATCCGAGAGCGGTTCTTCAGGTACAGCTACATCAGCGTCTCGGAGAACCGGACCTTCGACGCGATGCTCATGGCGTCCGGGGATCGTCTACGACAGATCCTGGGCCTCGTGCAGGAGACCAGCCAGCTCGACAGCGACGTGACGTGGTCGAAGGCGGTGGCGTACGGGATCAACCCGGTGCGGCTACGAACGGCTGGCATCGGGTACAAGAACCCGTACAAGACCGACGACGATCACGGACTCAGCGACCCGCTCCACATCGCCGCGTACTACGCCGTGTTCGGGAACGAGGAAGCGGCGAAGCTCGTCCTCGAAGAGCGTGCGGCGCTGATCAAGTCGCGGGATCGGTGGGCGGCGGCGAAGATGCCGGAGTTCTTCCGCGACCCCGACCTCGGCAAGATGGACTGGGGGAAGTGGTTCACGGATCGGAACATGACGCGCACCTGGGTCATCCCCGACTTCGAGGAGCTTCGGCTCCCTCGTGTCGCGATGGATGATCAGGTCGACTCGTTCTACCTCGAAGGTGCGTTCACGCCCGAGAGCTACACCCACCGCCTGAAGCAGCGGCTCGGGCCCCAGAACATCGAAGCGTTCGCGATGATCTCGGGCCTGAAGAACCGCGACGTGCTGCCTGCCATGCGCGAGGCAGCGTTCGACCAGGCCCGCAAGCTGTGCACCGGCGACAAGAAGGGCGGGTTCCGCTACGCGGACATGGCCGTCTTCGTCCGGCTCTGCACGCCACAGAGAGCCGCGAGCCTGTTCGACGATCTCCAAGGGTCGCGGAAGATGGTGGCGCTCTTCCGAAGCGACACCTCCGAAGAGCACTACGTGATGGGCCTGCGCCAGCTCGCCCAGAGCGCTCCGGACGTCCGCAAGGAGATCCTGGAGCGCATCGGGCGCGCCCCCACCATCGACGAGGTCCGCGCTGTGCGCTCAATCGGGATCATCAACATCCTCGACGAGATGGACTGGATGCTGATCGAGCCGGTGACGAAGCAGCCTGGGCTGCGGGCTGCGGCTCTGCCGTACGCCGAGAAGCTCGGGCCGGTCGTGCTCAGGCGCTTCCTCACCGATCACCCAGGCCGAGTGAAGCGTCTGCCGAACATCGAGAACGAGGCGGACCGCGCCGCCAAGAACCTCCGCATCACCGACGCCTCGTCGATCGCCGACTGGGAGACAGTGATGGACCGTCTGCACCGCATGAACCGTGAATCGATCATGGTCCGTGAGGCTCTGCGGGACGTCACGGAGAACGACACGATCTCGTTCCTCGCGCTCCTGAAGCCGCACGGGGCATCGAGCCCGGACATCGAGAACGCCGTACGCTCCCACCCCCAGTGGAAGCACATCGAGAGGGTCCTGGCGGACTACACCCCGCCGAACCTCTACAAGCTGTGGTCGTAGCCCGGGGACAGCCCCGGGCTTCGCCCGTCTACTTTGCCCTCAGACGGCCCCTGCGCGGCGCGGAGGGAGCTGCTCGGGCATCGGGCGCATGTCGACCGCCGGAGGGGCCGGCATCGCGCCCTGGGAGCCGTCCTGGCCCGGCAGGACCGCCCCGGCCTCGGGCGGCATCATGAGCCCCTGCTGCGCCAGCAGCTCGCCCATCTCGGGGGCCTTCTGCTGGAGCTGCTGGAGGTACACCTTCTGCTGCTCGGGCGGCATCGTCTTGATCTTGTTCGCCAGAGCCGCCGCGACGGCGTCCATCGAGTAGCCGCCCGGCTGGGCTGCTGCGCTCTGACCCTGGATCTCGTCGAACGGCGTCCGCTTCGGCGCGGTCTCCTTCAGCATGCCCTTCTGCATCGCCGCCTGGGCTTGTGCCTGGTACTTGGCGATCACGAGCTGAGCCTCACCCTGGGCCTCGGCCTCGACGAGCGTCTTCTGTCGGAGCGCCTCCGCCTTGACCTTCGCCTCCTTGAGCATCAGCTCCGCCTCGTCCTCGACCTTGAGATCGGTGTACGAGAGCAGGGTGGCGTCGCTCACCTTCCCGAACTGGTTGAGCTGCATCATCATCGCCTGGCGCTGGAGATCGTCCGCCATGCGGAACGGCTTGAAGCGGCCCTGCGGCAGCGGCCAGTTCATGTACGCGCCCATCCGCTTCAGCACCCAGTCGAGCAGGCGGTGATGGCCGAGCACGTTCGAGAGGAAGAAGTTCTCCAGCATGCGCATCGACACGCTGGTGCCGGCGTACGTGCCGTGACCGAAGACGAGATCGATGGGGAAGCCGAGGCCCGCCACCATGATCTCGTACATCTGCTGGATCTCCGGCATCAGCAGCAGGCTGCGCCCGTTCTCGCCGATGACCTGGTGACCGAGCGGGAACGGCAGGATGCCGTAGTAGCTGGGGTCGACGCGCTGGCGCGCCAGCTCGCGCCGGATGTGGTCTCGCCAGTTCGCGAGGTCCACCGTCGTGAACGGATCCGCGCCGGCGGTGGCCGGCTGCGGGAACAGGAAGATCTGCGGCACGAGGTGCGTGAGGAGCACGGCCTCCTGCGCCTTGCGCATCACCTGGATGTAGAAGGCATCCTTCAGCACCGGCATGAGCAGCGGGATGCCCCAGCCGCGCGACATCGTGGACAGCCCGGGCCTCCGCATGTGGAAGACCTCGGACTTGTCGAACACGAGCTGACGGTGCGTGCGGACGGCTTCGAGGAAGATCTCGGGTGTGGTCGCGACGAGATCCTTGCGGCCCATCATGACCTGCGCGCGGAAGTCCGGGCTGATGTCGAGCCCGTAGTCCATCCGGCCGGTGGCCTCGTTGTAGAAGATGTGGACGTACTCCGGGTTCCAGCGGATCAGACCGATCTCGCTGTACTTCGGATAGTAGTCGTCGCGGCTCCGAGCGAAGTCGGTCTGACCGCAGGTCGGGCACTGGAACCAGAACCGACCGCTGATGTAGCGCCAGCTCGGCCGGACGTTGAGGCAGTCGTGCTCTGCGCGGCACATGCTGTTGCCGCAGATCAGCTTCTTGCGGAACGGGAAGCTCGCGCTGAGGAACGCGTTGCCGTAGACGAAGTAGTCGAGGTTGATCTCGTACTGGTGGACGCGGTAGTTCATCACGCCCAGCAGCAGCTCCTCCCACCGCGAGCGGACGCCCTCGTCCTTGTGCTGGAGGATGAGATCGGTGACCGGGTACTCGGCGGCCTTGGTGACGACGGCGTTGATGATGCCGTGCGTCAGGAAGTAGAACCGACAGAACCCGAACAGTGCCTTGATCGACGGCGGCGTGTACGTGCTCGCCTGATCGAAGAAGGGGTTCGCGAAGGGCTGGTACCTACGGCCGAGGATCTCGCTGCGGTTCGCGTTGCCGCTCACCGCCATCCGACCACCCATGCCGAGGGCAGAACCTGAAACGCCGCTGAAGAACATCAGGTCCCTCCGGGAACGCCGAGGGTGGTGTTGATCGCCTCTTGTCCGGCCTCACGAGAGGCCTTCGCGAGACGCTTCTTCCCGCCGAGCGCCTTGCTCGCTGCTGCGTCGACGGCCACGCCGCCCACGAGCTGGGGAAGAACGGGAACGCCCGCGGTGAGTGCGCCTCCGACGAGACCCGAGCCGACGCCCACGAGCTTCTGCCTCATGGACCGCCCGCCGTGCGCACTCTCGTCTCCGCGAGCCAGATCGGGAGTTGCGATGGCGAGGGGGAGCCCGAGCGCGACCGAGGTACCCAGGGCTCCGCCTCCGCCGACCATGTCCTTGCCCATCGCCTTCATCGTGGAGAACGGGCGCGTCGCCATGCCCTTCACGATGCCGGGGATGTTCGTGATCCCCGCCTTGAGCGCCGCGTCTCCGCCGGCGCCCCACTCGCGGAGACCCTTCGCCTCCTCGACGAGCTTCTTCTTCGCCTTGTCGGTCAGCTCTCCGTGAGCGGCCAGATCGGCCTGGCGCTTGCGAAGGAGATCAATCTTCTTGGACGCAGCAGCTCGACTGCGCATGCCGATCTCACCGGCCTGGTCGGCGTACGCGCCGGTGAAGCCGTGGATCTGACGCTTGCCGAAGTCCTTGATGCCCTGACCGATCCGCTTCGCGGTCTCGCCCACCGCCGCGCCCGACGACAGCGCCGGGTTGAGCAGACGGGTGTCGCGGTAGGCGCGCCCGAGCCCGCCGGCAGCTCCACCGACCGCCGCCCCTCGAAGGCCGCCCTTGAGGGCTGCCGCACCGACGCCTTCGTCCCCGTGCATGAGCGCGCCCTGGGCGGCACCGACTCCGGCACCGACCAGGGCGGTTCGCCCGGGCGATTCGGTCAGCCAGCGAGCAGCACGGGTGAGCGCCCGTGTGGCTGTCGCCGACTTCGTGACCTCCTCGTAGAAGACGTCGTACGCGTTCATCACCTGCCGCCGATCATCCTGAGCTGCTGGATCATCTGGGACTTCACGGTCTTGACGAGGTCCCACTCGACCAGCAACCGGTATACCGCAGAACCGGCACCGGTGTCAGGAAGGTTCTCGACGGCATCCGCCAGGGGCAGCTTCTTGCGCGCGTCCCAGAGCTGCTTGCACTCGGCCTTCAGCTCCTCGAACTCGAACGGGATCTTGCGCAGCTTCGCTTCCCCACAGGTCACGCACCGCACGTCGTTGTCGTCACGATGGACGGCCAGGCAGTGGGTGCATTCGATCTTGGGCTCCTCCAGCTCACGCTGGGCGAAGTCGAGCGGTGCCGGGATGAACGGGATCCCCTCGTGCTTGAAGACGGCGGCCACGAACTTGTCGACCTCGTACGAGGTCTGACGCTTCGGGTCGACGAGCTTCATGATCTCCATCCCGACCACGAGGTGACCGATCTCAGCCTCCTCGTAGAAGACGAAGTTCGGGCTCTCGCCGCTCAGCGCACGCGACACCCAGTGGAAGACCTCCCACTGGCGCCACGGCGACGGCGACATCAGCACGACTCGTCCGGCCAGGATCTTGTTCCAGACCTTGTTGGAGAGCGCGATCCCGTCTCGCTCCAGCGTCATCTTGAGGACGTCGGGATGCCACTCCAGGTACTCCTGCCCGTACTTGTCGAGCAGGAGCAGCATGAGGACGATCGGGTGCGCGTTGGGATGCCGCCAGATGTCCTTCATGGACGGCACCTGGCCCGCGAGGTCGATCGACGCGTCGCTCTTGAGCGCGGCGGTCTTCTCTTCCTCGTCGACGCACGACACCGCCCGGGACACCAGCGACTCGATGCTGATGGCCTCCTCGGGCGGTGGCGCTTCGTCCGAGCCACCCGACGCAGCAGCGGATCCGGCCCCACGAGGAGGCCAGACCCGCATGCTGCTCTCGTCGAGCAGGATGCTCATCGATCAGGCGGGGGAGGGCAGGTAGGCGATGACGTAGCTGCGGATCCCGTCCGGAGCCGTCGCCGGGATGTAGCGCCCGTAGGGGTCCGCGTTCGTGACGCTCTCCGGATCGAGCGCGCCGGCCGCGGGCACCGCCCACACGCCGGTGCCCGGATCGTTCGCCTCGCGGATGACCGCGACCGCCTCGACGTCGCTGAGCGGGTTGACGTCCACGCCCAGCTCGGTGTTGAGGAAGCCGACCGTCGCCGTGCCCACCGAACCGCCCTGCGCCGGGATGCTGATCTTCAGCACCTGGGCGTAGAACTTCGTGGTGTTCACGGTGCCGCCGCCACCGTTCGGGACCGCGATGGTCTCGGAGATCCGCTTGCCGCGGACGTCGAGACCCTCGATCGTGATGTTCGAGGTGATCCAGTCCGCGCTGGCGCCGAAGATGAACGAGATGCGCCGACCGTACGGCATCGGACGGTTGCCGACGCGCGCGCGGTTGAACTCCGCGTTCGTGTCGATGACCTGCGCCGAGGTCGAGGCGACGAGCGACGCGATGTTCGCGGCGTCGGCCGCCACGCCGAGCGTGAGCTGCGCGAGCGCGCCGCCCTGCGCCGGGATCGACACGCTGTCGAGCTGGGCGAAGTAGTTGACCGTGGTCGTGGTGCCCGCGCCCGCGCCCGACGCGACGGTCTCGCTGAGCGCCTTGCCGTCGACGTCCTTGCCGGTGAAGACGAGATCGCCGCCCGTCCAGTGAGCCGGCGTGCCGCCACCGCCGACCGTGAGCGTCACGCGCTTGGGCGACTTGATCAGCGCCGAGCCGGTGCCCGGGGCGAGGATGCCGTCGAAGTCGGTGCCCGTGAGGACGACCGGCGCGACCGACGACACGAAGGTCGTCTTGATCCCGTCGGCGTCGACCGCGTCGGTCGGCACCTGGGTGAAGTACTTGACGATGATGCCGCCCTTCTCCAGCGAGAGGAAGGCCTCGTCGACGTCCGACCGCAGCTTCTCGATCTCGTTCGCCTGACCCCCGGGCCCGACGACGAGGTGCGGGCGAGCGGGCGACTTGCTGCCGAATGCCTTGGAAAGTCCCATGATCGTATCCTCCTGTGTTCTTCCTTCAGACCCTGAACGTGCCGGCGTTGCTGTCGCCCGCGAGCCGCGAGAGTACCACCTTCTGGGGGCTCGGCATGCTCTTGAAGACCCCGATCGGGTCCTTCTGGAACTCGTCGGCGAACCCCGCGCCGAACATCTCGTTGAGCTTGAGCCCCTGCTTCGCCAGGGCCATGAGCTGCATGCCCGAGACGTAGTCGCCTCCCTCGTTCCAGGAGTACGTCTCCTCTTCCTTCGGCTTCTTGGCCGCGACCTTCGCGCCACCGTAGACGGCCGCGTACGGATCGAGCAGCCCGACGCCCGGCCGGCCGTACGAGCGGGACGCGCCGGTCTCCTCGTCGGCCTCGCGGAGCATCTCCGCCATGATCATCGGATCGACCTCGGCGCGCTTCTCCAGCAGCAGCTCGTAGACCGCCTCGTGACCCGTCCCCTCGAACTGGTGGATGCGGGCGTGCAGCTCGGGCACGAGGTTCGGGCCGTAGCCCTCGCCGGCGTAGTCGAGGACGCGCCCGGCGACCTTCACCCCCAGCTCGTCGGCGCGCGACACGACCGACTGCGCGAACACGCGTCGCTCGGTGAGCGGGAAGTCGAAGAGGTGCTCGTCGAAGTAGGACGCCGCCTTCGTGACGAGGGCGGCGCTGTCGATCGGGTAGCGCTGGAGGTGGGGAAGGGCGAAGCGCGTGTGGCTCGCCTTCTTCACCGTCACCGGCGCCTCGGCCCGCGTGATGTCGCCGGCGTGGACCCAGCCCTCGGGGACCATCACCGCGGCGATCTTCCCCGCTGCCGTCTTCATCGGGAGGTTGAGGCGCGAGGTCGGCGACGAACGGCCGCTCCCCGACCGCAGGGTCGCCTGCGGCATCGCCTCGGTCCCGACGAGATCGGCCTTCTTGTGGCGGTGGGGGTGCCCGCCGAGCACCGGATCCGGCTGGTCGCGCTTCGCGAGCTGGGCATCGAGCTTGCGGTGCGTGGCTTCGAGATCGGAGAAGTGCGAGAAGGCGTCCCAGATGTGCCCGCTCTCGGGACCCTCGCCGCGCTGCATCGCGGAGTCCTGATCCAGCGAGAGCTGGATCTCCCGGCCCGACGAGGTCTTCGTGCCGCTCGCTTGCGCCTGACGGAACGCCTCCATGCGCTCCCGGCCCTGCTGTGCCCCCTCGCGCGCCTTCGACGCCATGTCCATGACGCCCATGCCCGCGGTGAGCGCCGTGAGGGCTCCGCCGATCATCGCGCGCTTCACCAGCGCCTCGGGCGGATCCATCGCATACCACGAGCAGCCATTGATCAGGTTCGCCGCGACCTTCTGCTGCACCTCGGGAGGAAGGAGGTGCCCGGCCTCGTCGAAGTAGATCATCGACAGGACGAGGTGTGCCTCGTCGTGCATCGCGTACTTGCGGACGACCTCGTCGCCGTTGGTCGCGACCATGGCGAAGAGCCGGTCCGGCAGGCGCTCCAGCTCTTCGGCGCTGAGGACGCGAGCCGAAGCGAGCTTCGGCGGCAGTTGACGGTCGGACGACGCGAGCTTGTTCCGAAGGACGACACCCTTCGGATCGTCGTAGAGGTCGAGCACGATCCCGGCGATTCGCATGCCCGAAGCGTATCTCGGAGAGGGGAAAGCGGTCAAACGAGCCTATCAGCAGGTGGAGGTACTATGCAGCGACCCCAGACCGGGCTCACCCTGCTCGGTCCGACTGGAAGCCCGAAGAACTGCACGTCCTGGGCCGAGTACGAGACGCCCGGGAGCAGCTCGACCGCGAACATGTGCAACGGAGGCTGGTACAAGGGCGAGTACTACAACGAGTGCAAGTCGAAGGCGGAATGCGTCGCGGCCACGATCCGCGCGAAGTCCATGACGAGCGATCGTAGATCGCTCCCCGTCCACACGAACGAACCCAAGCCCTTCGGCGACAGAGGAAACGGCAGCCAGCTCCTCGGCCGAACGCCCAACCTGGCCGACCACCTGAAGGGCTGGGGTGCCTGGGGCACCGCGCCCACCACGATCCCGAAAGCAGACGGCCCGCCTCGCCCCGGTGCCGTGCTGCCCACCCCGTTCCAGGTGCCGGCTCCCCTGCCGTACCCGGTGCAGCCGCCGGTGGAGTGGCCGGTGGCGATGCAGACGCCCTATGCTGCGCCGATGCCCTCGCACAGCGGAGGCGTCTCGCCCACGTTCCTGCCCCACGAGGAGGAGTCCGTTCTCGGCCGCCTCTTCAAGAACGTCGCTCAAGGCTGGATCGCCTCGACCGGCTGGCACGTCTACGACTACTCTCGCACCGTCGACCTCTTCGGACGAAGGAAGTGATCGGGGGCGGCGAAAGCCGCCCCACCTCTATCATGACGACGTTCTACAAGCGCGAACCCGGCGTCGGGTACATCGACTCGTGGCTCTGGCTCCCGAAGACGCACGTCGCGCAGGCGCAGGTGGAGTCGACCTTCACCTACGTCGGTCGCAACAACGAAGCGATCGAAGCGTGGAGGGACGAGCCTCACCACTTCCGCGTCCCCCGCAACTACCTGCGCATGGAGACGTTGTCGAAGCTGCCCTTCAAGATCTACGACGCACGCGTGCGATCGTTCCCGAAGGTGAGCTTCACCAGTCGCGTCGTCCTCGACGCCAAGGAGCCCGAGAAGGACTACCAGCGGCGAGGGAGCGCGGCTCTGCTCGCCACGCATGACGGCATTCTTTGCCTGCGGTGCGGTGCGGGGAAGACGGTGGTGGGCCTACACAGCGCCGCCCAGCTCGGAGTACCGATCCTCATCACGGTCACGGACGAGGGCCTGGCCGAGCAGTGGATGGAAGAGATCGAGGACTTCCTCGGCATCGACTCGAAGGACATCGGGTACGTCGGCGGCGGGAAGTTCAACTGGAAGAAGGCGATCACGATCGCCCAGGTCAACACCCTGGCGAAGCGTGCCGACGAGGACCGCCTGCCTCCCGAGATGCTGCACCACTTCGGGGTCATCATCTCCGACGAGGCGCACGTGATGGGCGCTCCGTACTTCAACAACGCGATCCCGCCGTTCCACGGCAGGCGATGGGGGCTCAGCGCGACCCCGGATCGCGAGGACGGCTTCGACACCTTGCTCCGATACACGATCGGCGAGGTGGTCTACACGTACCTCACACCGGACCTGCGTCCTGACTTCGTCTTCCGCCAGCTCCCGACGACCCTCAACCTCGCCGACAAGGTCGTCCACGAGAACACGCACGACAAGACGAACAAGTTCCACTTCGGGATGACGTACGGCTTCATCGCGCGCACCAACAAGGACGGCCGCACCGATCGCATCGTGAAGGACATCCAGGCCGCCCTCGACTCGGACCGTCAGGTGCTCGTGCTCGCGCACAGCAAGGAGATGACCGAGATCCTGGGCGCTCGTTTCCCCAACGCCGGCGTGGTGAACGGCGACGTGAAAGGAAAGGAGCGCAGACGGCGTATCAGGGAGTGCAACCCCGTCATCGCCATCATGACGCTGGGCAAGCAGGCGCTGAACAAGCCGATGCTCGACACGCTGTTCCTCGTCGAGCCGTTCGCGAAGAAGGGCGTGCTCCAACAGACGATGGGTCGGGTGCTCCGGAAGTACTACGGCAAGAAGCACCCGATGGTGATCGTCTTCGAGGACAAGTACATCAAGCAGCTCGCTGCGCTCTGTGGCAAGATCCGCTGGCTCTTGAGCCACTGGCCCGCCCACAAGGGCGGCAAGATCCCGTACACGACCATGAAGATCTGAGAGGACCGAACATGAGGAACAAGCCCCCCACGAAGTTCAAGACCGAGAAGGGCGAGATCGACCTCGCCCAGGACACCCCGATGGGCAAGCAGACCTGGCGCGAGCGCCTCGTCCTGGTCTCCGCCGTCCCCCACCGCCTCGTCGGCATCCTCGACGAGAACGCGGAGATCAAGCCGGGCTTCAAGCTCTACGCGTCGCTGCTCTACATCTCCGAGCTGAGCTTCTCGCCGGTCGTGGAGATGGAAGAGGTCCCGATGGACCCCCGGAACCCCGAGGGCCCGAAGAAGCGGCAGCCGGTGATGGACCACGGCCAGCCGAGGATCGTCGGCATGCAGGGCGGGACGAAGCTCCACGCCCTCGTCCCGTACGACTTCATCGGCACGCCGACGATCGAGGTCAACTCCTGGGAGTACGTCATCCGGGTCGCCGACCAGGACGAGGGCTTCAAGGAGTGGATGTACCGCGAGTACCTCGCGTTCTTCGACCCGCCGCGGGTCCAGCTCGTCAAGGGCTGAGGTCGATGGACGCGCAGAAGAAGCTGCGCGTGCTGCGTGATCGCTGGCTGGGCTGCACGAAGTGCAGCCTGGCCAAGCTCCGCGGCAGCGCCGAGATCATCTTCGGTGCCGGGTCCTACAACGCCGACTACCTCGTCATCACCGAGGGGCCGAGCGAGGAGGACATCAACCAGAACATGCTGCTCAGCGGCGACGAAGGGCAGCTCGTCGAGGACATGCTCGACCGAGCGGGCATCGACGCGAGGAAGAACGTGTTCTACACGTCGATCGTCGCGTGCCGTCCCTACGTGCTCATCCCGGCGACCGACGACACGCCGGAGCGCACGCAGAGCCGAGGTCCGGACAAGACCGAGATCGAGGCGTGTCAGCCGCGCGTCGAGGAGATCGCCTACCTGGTCGATCCTCGGATCATCATCGTGATGGGCGACGAGCCGTGGAAGGCGCTGGTGTCCACGAAGCACCGCGGCAAGCACAAGACCATCAGCACCGCCGCGGGCGAGCTGTTCGACTCGTGGATCCCGGGCCGGCTTCGCCCCGTCCGCTATCCGGTCATGGCGACGCTCGCGCCCAAGCAGCTCATCGCCAACCCCAGCGTCGCCACCCACGGGCCGATCGCCACCACGATCGAGGCCTTCATGAAGGCGTCGCGCTACGTCAACCTGCTGAAGAAGAAAGAAGAGGAAGCACAGTGACCGCCAAGAACCCCCCGCTCGTGTTCGTCGCCGCGGTGTCGAAGATGGAGGCGGCCCGGGAGGCCCTGAACGCCTTCCGTACGCAGAACGCCCGGATCCTCGAACAGTACGACCTGCTCGTCACGAGCTACAACGACTCGCTCACCGAGGCGAAGGGTCTCGCGAAGAAGCACGCCGACGACATCGGCCCGCGGTACGGCGAGTTCAAGATCTCGGTGCGCACCGAGGTCGACGCGAAGAAGCTGCTCGACCTGATGCCGAACGCCGAGGCGGCGGTGAAGATCGAGTACAAGATCGACCGCGAGGAGTACAACAAGCTCTGCAAGGCCGGCCTCATCCCGCAGGACGTGATCGACCAGATCGAGTCGACCGGGTCGGTCACGGTCTACGGACCGAAGGAAGCATGAGGGACGCCGCGTTCATCGAAGCGGACATCGAGCTGTGCGATGAGCGGGGGAACGTCATCGTGCAGGTCGGAGGACAGGACGCTTCGAGGAAGGTGCAGATCATGAGGACGAACGACAAGTACAAGGCCATCCTGGGCGACGCCAACGCGAAGGTGAACGTCAACCTGAGCGAGAGCATCGGTGGCCCGTACGGCTACAGCAACGTGAAGATCAGCGTCAGCGTGACGCTGTCCTGCGACCAGAACGCCGACTCGATGCAGATGGCGAAGCAGTACTGCCTCGACGAGTGCCTGGACTTCCTCCAGTCAAACATCGGCGTGGCGTACGAGATGCTCAACGATCACCTCAAGACGCACTACGTTCGCGAGGGCGGATGAGCATCAACACCGGCTTCAAGGGAAGCATCGTCTCGATCACCGACATGAAGGTGATCGGCAAGGGCTCGGCGGGGCCCGTCGTCTCCTACACCGCGCTGTTCTCCGATGCCGACGGCACGGTGCACGGCACGGTGAGACATGAGGTGGCGGCGGGAGAGGACCCGGCCTTCGTGGAGGCGATCAAGAAGCTCCACGACGCGTGCAAGCGGCACGCGGAGAACGCCCACTTCACCAGCCCCTCGACACCCACCGTACGACAGGCACTGCAACGTGGAATCTCTGAAGCCCTATCTGGATCGTCTGACTCCGCTGACGACCCTGGCGAAGAGGGTTGAGGCGTTCGCTGCGCTCTGCCTCCCCGACTTCGTCTACACCGACGCGGAGACCCGCGACATGACGTTCATCGAGATCGACATCGCGCCCTTCGTGGGCGACGACAAGCCGGACGT